AAAAGTAATTAAATATATTGAAGTATATACTAATAATTGTATTAATTATATATTAAAACAAATAATAATAATAGATGAGAATAATAAACTTGATATTCATAGTGATCCAGAAATAATTAATAATGATATAATTAATAAACGTATAAAATTATTATCACCCAATTATGAAATTATATATAATAATTATGAAAATAGAAATAATAATAATAATAACAATAATATATTTATCCAACGTGAATATTTTATTAAAATATTAAATAGTTTAAATAAACTGTCACTACCATATAATAAAATTAATGAAGATAATTCTATTTTAGATTTTAAATATAGTGAACTTTATGAATTATATAATAATTTAATTTAAAATAATATATTTATTATAATCTACCACCGCTACCTGATAATTTATATGAACGTACAATCGGTGGATATTCTACTACACGACGCATATTATGACTACAATCACCACAATAATAAGATGTTTTTGTAAAGTTATTAGAACAACTATTAATTTTACCTTTTTTGCATTTACACCCCCTAATAGCACAATATATCTCAAGAATACCAGTAGTAGTACCAGCTTCTGAACGTCTAATACATTTATCACAATTAATACAGTTTTCTAGGCTTAAATCCGCACAAACAGCACGCATCATTACACGATGCTCGACATTATATGTACCAATCATATCTTGTAAATCTTTTGGTAATTTAGAAATAATATTCATTATATTCATTATATTATACTTTGTTTTGTTTTTGTTATAATTAGAGTAATATAGATATATTATAAAATTAATATTTCAATTTTTTTCATTAATTGTTCTTAAAATACTAGTATTATATTGAGTAAGGGTTTTGTAAGCGGATTTATCATTTTTCCTAAATTCTTGAAAAACTTCCTTTTTTTCCCCCATTTATATATTTACTAAATATTATAATTTTAATTTTAATTAAATTTTTAGTTAAATATTGTTTTTTATTTATTATATTTAAAAAAATTGAATTAAAATTATAATATTAAGGTATATTATAACTAATAATGTGTAAATATACTTGCAAAAAATGTGGTAAAGAATTTAGTCAAAAGTCTCACTATACATCACATATGAATAAAAAAAATCCTTGTGATGTTGAGAGCAAAAATAAAGAAATGATAGACACATCTGTAAATGAAAAATTAGTTGAAATTATTGATGAAGATAATATTATTTATGATAATAAACTTGTTAAGGATATTAACCATGAAAAAATAACTATTCATAAACCTATTTTGAAGTGGGTTGGTGGAAAAACGCAAATTTTAGATAAATTGATTGTTGAGTTTCCAACAAATATAAATAATTATCGTGAAATATTTTTAGGTGGATGTAGTGTCTTATTAACCTTATTATCATATGTTAGAAATGGTATCATAAAAATACACGGAAATATATACGCTTACGATTTAAATGAACCTCTGGTTTATATATATAAAAATATTCAATCAAATCATAATGAGTTATATAATCAAATACAGCAATTAATAACTAATTTTAATTCTTGCGGAGATGGTAAAATAAATAGAAGTCCAAAAAATATTGATGAAGCAAAGGTAGCAAAAGAAAATTACTACTATTGGATTAGAAGTGAATATAATAAATTAAGTTTTGCTGATAAAAAAACTACAATAGGGTCTGCGATGTTTATATTCTTAAATAAAACTTGTTTTAGAGGTGTTTTTAGAGTTGGTCCAAAAGGGTTTAATGTTCCTTACGGACATTATAATAATCCTGAAATCATTAACAAAGAACATTTAGACGAAATACACGAACTAATACAAAATGTCATATTTGAATGTTGTGATTTCAATATATCATTAAATAATGTTGAACCAAATGATTATGTATATCTTGACCCCCCATACGCACCTGAAACAGATACTTCCTTTGTTGGATATACTGAAAATGGATTTAATATTGATAACCATACTAATTTATTTAAATTAGTACATAAATTAACTGAAACAAATAAAAAAATGATGTTGAGTAATGCTGATGTTAGTTTAGTTCGTGATAATTTTACAAGTGAAAAATACAATATAACATCTATTTTATGTAAAAGATCAATTAATTCTAAAAATCCAGAAGCAAAAGCAAAGGAAGTTATTATAAAGAATTATTAAACCAAATATCAAATGTTTCAAAATAATTTTCATCATCACCAAATAATACATCAATATTATTTTCATTTAATATCGTATTTAATATTGTATATTTTTTTTGGTTTGAGGTTAATTTTTTCTTCAAAAACTCACTTACACAAAATCCATAATGAACCTTAAAATCATCGCCTAACACTAATTCATATTCTCTTTTTAATGATGGACCACTCCATAATTTAGTTTCAACAGAACCTTCTACATTTTGTTCCTTTTTTTCTAATATTTTTATTACTTTTTTACCATTAGCGTATTCAATAATATATGCTTCATCAGGACATCTAAATAATTCAATATTATATTTATTTTTCATATACATTTTTAATCCATTTTGTAATACAAATACTATAGTTTTATCTTCAAAAGATTTTGATAGATAGTAATCATATGCTTTTTTTGGTTTTTTTGTAAAACTATGTTTAGTATATCCATCATTTAACAATCTTATTTGATTATTTGTTTTTTCTTCAAATTTTTTACCAAAATAATTTGTATTAGCACCCCCAGCACCAGTTCCTTTGTTTATGATTACATTTATGGGTTTTTCTGTTTCAACCTTTTCTATTTCAATATCTTTTTCTTTAATAATTAAGATTTTAGGTTTTGTATTCTTAATTTTCTTTGGAGGTTCAGGTAAAACATTACCAGTTCCTTTGTTTATGATTACATTATTTAATTCAGGTTTGGTTTTCATTTCTTATTGTAATATAATAAGTATTTTATTTATAAAAAACAATTCAATTTTTTATAAATAATTAAATAATATATATGCCTAAACATAAGAGTGAATATTTCAAAATGTCTGCTGTTGAATATTATTTAACCGAATATATATCACAAGAACAAGTATGTAAAATATTTAAATGTAGTCCAAGAAGTTTAATGCGTTGGGTTGAAAAATATGATGAAGAAGGTGAAATAAAAAGACATAACAGACAAACAATAGCGTATAAAATTAAACAAAATGAAGTTTATACTTGATGAAATTAAAAAAGATAAAACAATTACTATGGAAAATTTATTAGCAAAAGTTCAATTAAAATATCCTAATTTTGATATTACAAGAAGACACTTAAAACGTTTAGTTAATGATAATAATATAACTCTAAAAATAACAAGATTTAGACACGAACCAATTAAGAGATTTGGTAATGAAATTAACATTAATAGTAAAATAAAAGAATTTTATGATGAAGTGAAAAAATATAATGTTGATGATATAATTTGTATTGATGAAACCAGTATAAAATCATTAGAAAATTATTTTAGTATGTTGAAATCACGATTACAAAAATTAGACGGATTAACACATGCAGAATTGAAAGAAAATATAACCAAAACAATACGAAATATTCCAAAAGAAAAATACAGGAACATAATTAAGGGAGCATACGAAAGACCAGAAAAATATGTATCCAAGAAAAACAAGACACGAAAAATCAAGAAGAATTATTTATAGGCGATTTCATTTAAAATGGGCGTTTTAAATGAGAAAAGGTGTAAAATACTAGTATTATATAATATATTAAATAATATATTATATAAACTAAATTAAACTTTTATTATCTTAAATTAATGGTTCGGTATGACTTATAACAGTTTGTTCTTCATCTTCTAAACCGTGTGATTTAACAATATTAGCTAGATGTAATTTAGCTAGTTTTTTATTATTTTCAATCTCTTTTTCTAATTGTTTAATGAGTGTATCATTATATTCACAATACTCAACTATTTCTTGTTGTTTATCAAGGGATGGGATTGGGATTTTTATATTACTAATGTATTCTTTTGAAATATGTTGTAAGCCTACACCTACAAAACCTTTTTGTAATACTTCAATATTAATTGAAAGATAATAATATACATATTTAACTAATTGTCCTGGATTGATTTTAATTACAAAATTATCAGTAGAACAAGAAAACTTACTACTATATTTAATATTAGCATTTCCACCTGTTCCTATAATTAAACATTCATCTTCGTAATCATACTCATCACAATATTTACTACACGTTTGTGATGATGTATAAAATGGATATTTGCCTTGTTTTTTACCATAAGATGCTTGTCTTTTACTTTTAGATATAAACTTGCAAACTTCTCCAAGTGTTTTCACAACATTATCACCAAATATTGTTTGATTATTCAAACAAAACTCGTTCAGCATTTTCAATTCCGCAATTTTCTCATTACTTGTTTTGTTTGTCTTTTCGTATATAAAATCTAAATATTTTACTATTTCTTGTTGGCGTTCAAGTGATGGAATTGGGATTTTTATTGATTTTAAATTTGTTTTTGAAATTACTTTTTGTGCAGTTCCTTGATATAAATTTGTTAAATAATCCTTATTATGTGAAAGTAAATAATATATGTATTTAGTCATAATGTCTTCTTGTTTTGATTTTAACGAAAATCCATTATCTGTTAAATAATATGGTTTAACAATATAATTAATATTAATATCACCAACACGAGTTAATGTAAAATCATTACCATCTCTATTTTTTTGATTATGTTTTCCAATAATTTTTCCACCACCAATAACATCATATATACCATCAATCATTTCTGTTTTAGTTAGTGAATTACCTTGATTAACTTCACAAACTTCTCCAAGTGTTTTAACAACGATGCCATCTTCATATTGTTCTTCTTCGGTTTCATCTTTCATATATTCAGCATAATTAAGTGAATATGAATTATTTACAATTTTATCAATAGGAACTTCAACCAATAGATTTTTTACATCTTCATAAGGATTGTAATCATAAAACTTAATTTTTATAGTTTGATGTGTTTTTGAAAAAGTGTAATCTCTACCAGTTTCTTTTTGAGTTTTTGATACTTTAATTTTTGTTTCCAAAACATCAGTTCCTTCTCTCTTTTTCACAAAGTAAAATACACAGGTTTTAATGGATGTATATGTAAATATACCTGATGGTAGATAAATAATTTCTTTTAAATCGCATGTTTTCATAAGATATTCTCTTATCGCAACTAATGTTGTATTTGTTTTTGAAAATAAATCTTGTCCGTCAGGTAATACAACAGCACATTTACCATTAATCTTCAACATATAAATAATTGCTTGAATAAATAAGGAAACAGCATTATCTGTTTTAATGGGTACATATTCACTTTTTAACGAACTTTGAAATTCATCATATTTTAATCCTTTAATTCCAAATGGTGGATTTGCAAGAATATTATCAAACTTTCTTGTTATAGGAACACGAATACTATCACCTCTGTCTAGACCCCCAAACATATGACCTGATGATATTAACATATTTGAAACAGCTAGTTGGTATGTATCAGGTTCTAATTCTTTACCATATAATCCTTCGGTTTTGATAAAATCCCAATCAGGTTTAATGTTTTTACTTTTTGCTTGTTCTAATATATATTGTAAATAGGTAATTAAGAAACCACCGGTTCCCATAGTGGGGTCTCCGCAAGTGTCTATTTTCCCATCAGGATGTATTTGTGGATTAATTAATTTAACCATCATTTTCTTAACTAATGGTTGAGTAAAGAATTGTCCCAACACTTTACCTGTCATAATATCTTGAATAACTTCCTCGTACGCATTACCCAAAACATCATATTCAGTTTGAGATAAGTCAAGTGAGTTTAATTTATCAATTAATTTTTTATAGGTTGATTTGTGTTGAATATCAAACCCTTTACCCTTTAAGAATATATTTTTTGTAGTAGGATGATTTGATAAAATATCATCCCATAAATATTTCATATTTACAGGAATATTATCCTCTTTTTCATTTGAAAGATTACTAAAACGAACAATTTCTAATAATTTA